GAGTGCGAGCGCGACTTGCTTTGCTTCCGCGACCAGCAGTTTCAAAGATTGCACCTGCGGCATCTCTTTGCACGATGCCATAGGAATTGCGAAAGCCTGAACTGGTTTTCTTGCTTGATGGCGAGGTTGATTTTATCCCCATTTTTGCCTTAGCTGCATCATAAGGAACAAAACTTCCTCGCCCTTGACCCTGTTGTAATGGGCCAATTAGACCTGCATTCTTGTTTGCTTTTGCCCATCCTGAAGGATGGATGTCATAGGGAATATACTCGCGGGCTTGACTGACAATGACTAACAAAACTCTTTTCACTTTACGATCTAAGGCGCGCTTCAAATCAGGATTGAATTGCTCAAGCGCGGCGATGCTTTTGCTCAATCCTTGAATGCTAACTTTGTAATTAGGTGATTGCATTATCTGCTCCGCGCCTTTGCTCGTTCCTTCACATACACAAACATTGCCTCAAGAATGCCATCAGGTGCATCAAGTAATGCCACCGGCGAGATGCCCGACTCCACAGAAAGAGCTGCTATTGAATAAGTCAGGCTATCTCTGTGGATTCGGAAGAAGGGTCGGTCACCAGCGTGACTTCTTCAAGAGTGTCAAGGAAGTCATTGCCGAAAGGTTTGACAACGCGACCATTGTGCTTCATCGCAGACCAAGCCAAGAAATAGATGTGTTCTAGTTTCTGCTCTTCTGCAATTAACTTGGCCAAGCCCTTGCCATACTTCTGCTCAAACTCCACAATGACTCTTGGTCGAAGTGAATAAGTTGCATCAACCTCATCGGTTGTGACAACTCTTATTTTTAATCCATCCATTTTTTCCCCCTAGTAGATTTAACTCATTGATTTCGTGATTTCGCCTGAAATTGGCCAAGTCACGCTCGCAGTGGCTAGTGATCCGACAGACCCGTTGAGAGGTGTCCATTCGGCAACAAGCACTGAGAAATTGTATTTCGGATTTGTTGCGCTAACACTTGTGTTGACAGGTCGAACTTCACAGGCAACAGCAGTGCCGAGCAACGGAAAGATTGTTGCCTCAACTGACCCTGATGCGTAGTCCTGGAGAAATTCAAACGAAACTGAATTATCGGCAAGGCCGGCAATCCTGCGTTTCGCAGTATCACCAAAACTCGTCACATCAATAATGTCATAAGCGGTGCTCAAAGTGACACTTGAAATCGATGACGATAAGTCAGTCGATGCAAATGTCACCAAGGCATTATTGAGAACAAGTTTCGGCATATTAGGCGATAGCTTTTGTGATTGCTCCGCTTACAGGCCAAGTCACAGAAGCAGTTGCAAGTTCTCCAACGGCTCCGTTGAGTGGTGTCCACTCTGAAACAAGGCAGGAAACAGTGTAGAGAGGATTGGTCGCTGTTGTTGCTCCGCTTACAGGCTTGACAGTGACAGTTGTGACTGTTCCTAGAAGTGGGAAGATTGTTGCCTCAACTTCTCCTGAAGCGTAGTCTTGGTGAAATTCCAACGAAATGGAATTATCTGCAAGACCGCCGATGCGTGTGCGAGCTGCGGTGCTTGAAAATGCTGTTGTTTCTACGACATCAAATGATGAATTGAGCGTGATTGAACTAACCGAGTCAGACAAATCAACTGCATTGACTGTGACAACGGCATTGGTGAGAACGATTTTTGCCATTAGATTTTGGCTCCTTCTTGTGCTGGTTTGATTATTGGTTGACTTGCTTGACTTGCTTGTATGTGGCCACTTGCAATGAGAGCATCAATGTTTGCGCCTGCATCTTCTAACTCTTTCAAGGTAAGAACCTCACCTTGTTTTTTCCCACAGACCTCGCGGCCTGAGATGACCTTGTAAGCCATTAGTTTCTCCTTATCCCCAAATCGTGAGTCTGTATCGGTAAGAGAGAAATGACACTCCCTGTGAGTCATAAGTGCCTGCTTCGGCTCCTGTGACACGCAAGGTGTTCACTGCTCCTGACAAAGTGCGATCACTTTCAAGCGCCGTCTTGATAGAGCCAGTGCCACTTCCTGCAAGGAAAGCATCCAACTTGTCTTGTCCTGAGCGTTCTGAAAAGCGTTGCACAATCACAAGAACATCAACTTGCGCTTGGTCTAAACCACGGGCGTTGTCGATGTCGAATGTGAAATCTAATTGACCTACAACTGCGGCAGGCGGAGTCACAGTGTCAGGAATCAAGTCATAAACCCGAAGCCCTGTGATGGTTTGAAGATTAGTTTTAAGACCATCTCGAACTTGACTTGGATTCATACTGCCAAACCATTGTTTCTCTTCATAGGGCGAAGGAAGGCTTCTACATCAGGGTCAAGCCTTGATGAGAGTCTGACAGTTCCAAGTTCAGGAGTTCCTGCGATTCCAAAGGGTGATTGCTTGCGAACGAATATGCGAGAGCTTTGAATGATGCAGGCTTGCTCAACTTCGGAAGGAACAGCAGGCCAACCCCAAACGCCTGTTATCTTGCAGGCTTGAGGTAGATAGTAAGGCCAAACATAACGCCCTGTTGCAAGAAGTCTTGTGTAAGGCCAACCGCGCAAACTGTTGTTAATAGGTTCTTCCATAAAGTCAGAAGTTGCCCAAACAGTTGACCAAGTTTGATTGAAATTGTCATCAGTTGCAATTGCGCTGATTGAAACATAATCATCAACAGCAAGGCTCCAAGGATCAAGGGCTGTGTAATATCTAACAACAGGTGTTCCGACAGTTCCATTCGCATAGAAGAAGCGACCTGTAAAGTCATCAATCATTCTGCTTGTCGAAGTTATAGCAAGCTCAAGCAGAGCATCATCGCTTGTGTCAGTTATCGTTAGGGATGATTTCAGTTGTGCGAGAGTCGCGTATCCGTTGGTTATTGCCACTAGATTTCCTCTTCTTCGGTTTCAATTGAATTGCTCGTTCTAGCTTAGGCAGAGCCATTGCCGTTTCTTTGCGCTTTAATCTCGCCATAATTCGTGGTGTTCTTCCTTGAGCCAAAAAGACTTTGAGTGTGGAAGTATTGCTGCGGTGTTCACATAAATTGGGAAACCGAGCGATTTGATTCGGCGGCAGAAGAGCAAGTCTTCTCCAATCCATTCGCCCTTGATAGGGCCATCCCAAAACCAACACCAATCCTTGCCTTGATTTGGGTCTGATGCTTCCCTCATAGCTTCAAGAACGCTTCTGTGAATCATCAGGCAACCTGTGCCTGCTGCATCAATCTCAAAGACTGCGTTCTTGTCATACTTGTAAAGAGGGAGAAATCCATTTTCTGTGTCTTGAAATATCGCGGGAACAGGTTTGGGATAGGGCTTGCCTACAACTCCAAAGCCTGCAAAAACTAGACCTGCAACCACAGGTCGCTCTTTGTCGTGCGCGGTTTCGCATAATCGGTCAAAGGTAAGAACATCAAGTTGCTCATCTGAGTCAATCATCAAAAGCCAATCTGAGTCAGTTGAATCTAGGAAGTGCTTGACGACACGATTGCGTTGTTTGGAAAGTAAGCCTGAACCTTTGATGCGAACAAAGGGGCCGAGTTTGTCAGAGCGCGCTGATGCTAATTGAATGAGATGGTAGGCGAATCCGCCATTGACCATCCCTGGATCGCAAGACCCGATTGAAACTTTGTGACCTGTTTTCATTGATTCCCCCGAATCGTTTAGAAGTGTAAGAGTGTCCAAGTCGGGGGCCTTGAACACTCTTACACAATTTAGTTTTCTTCTAGTGATTAGAAGCTAGGTGCTGCCAAGCCTGTTCCCGAAATAATCGAGTTGGCTAGTGGATAGCGACCTGCGGTAAAGGCTGCGTAGCCATAAACCACTGTCTTGATTGTTAGGTTTCCTGCACCTGTTGCATCATAGCGAAGGGTGAATGGAGAACCGCCTTGTTCCCACAGATGGCACTCAGGAGCAGTCACAACATAGATTTCATCTTGGTTTGTGGTTGTTCCATAAGTTGTTCCAATGTTTGCATCTGTGATGATAGGTAGGCCCATCATCTGATAGCCAGAGTTGCCATAAGCAACTGAACCTGAGCCTGAAGAAACTGCATTCATTGGGCCGCTTGCGGCTGGAACCACAAGTGGGCGGTTTGTTGTGTCAACCGCAGCAAGTAGGAATGCTAGGCGGCGAGGGTGCATTACGAAGTGAGTTGGATTCACAAATGCATTGGTCTGAATCTGTTGGATCGCATCAGCGAGCTTTGGATATAGCAATGCAACTGTTGGAGCAGTTGATGTGAAGGTGACTGCGTTTCCACCGGCGGAGCGAAGTCCAACGATGGTTCCTGCGGTTCCTGCACCATTTAGAATCTGTGAATCTAGTGTGGTGTGCCAAGAACGGATAAGGTCTTGAGCAACGAATTGATCAATTCCTGTTCCGCGCTCAATCGCCTGGCGCGATAGGTCTTGCTGGCCGGCAATTGTGCGGACATTGATTGTCAATAGTGTGTCATCGACATCGGTTTCGCTAACTGCATCGTTCTGTGTGACCTGAACAGCAGTGCTTGATCCAGTTGTCATTCTACTTATATTCAGCGTCATTCCGGCAGGGGGTAAGTTGTGCTTGAATGTGGAGAAGTCTGCGAACGGGCGACCTGCGCGAGCAAGTGGCGCTGCAAACTCTGTGAGGTATTGAGGAATTACTAGACCCTCAAACTGCGCAGTTCCGACATCGCGGCGCTCGATTTCCTCTTCGCGCTGATGGCGTGCAAGTCTTTCCTGAGCTGAATAGTCAGACTTGAACTGAGCGTTGTAAGCATCCTTGAAGAAGGATGAATCAGACTCAGGTGAATAAGTGCGTGATTCTTTTGTGACTTTGAAACCGCCGACCTTTGGGGTTGCGATTTCTGCTACTGCGGAACGAGCTTCTGCGGCCTTTGCATCGGCTGCTGCTTGTGCAGTGAGCTTTTCAATTTTCTCATCGAGAGAACGGGATTCAGCAACTAGAGCATCAACCTTAGCGGTTTCCTCTGCGGTGAGATCAGTGCGGTTCTCTGAAGCTACTGCCTCAAGAACTGCATCCATCTCTGCCTTCACTGCATCACGGCGCTCGACTACTTTGTCAAAATATGACATTGAGTTTTGCTCCTTATGATTAGGTTTTCGAGGTGGTGGCCAAGATGCTCGCGGCGCTTAACGGGGTGCGAGGTTGGCTCCGACTTCAATCTGCTCTGTTGAGCAGAAACTTATTTTGTTGAATTGAT